CACTGCACAACGTTTTTGTGGTGAAATTAAGTAACCCGACCCTGTGCCATTTTTAAAAATTTTACTTTTTTACACAATATTTAGATGATGATGTACTAAAAAAGTTAACTGAAAACGAACTCTAACGTCAATAAAAGAGATTCTGACGAGTAATGTGTTAATCAAGATGGTTAACATATTTACGAGTTACAATTCCTAGACTCTGTTTGTACATTTCAAACGGAAGTCGGATAGTGCTAACCTAAGCACAACAAGGAAGTTATAGATCCTGGATCTGTGGGCTACGAACATTATAATCGTTAATTTGACATGCCCGGATTTTACCAACCCCTACCTTATAAATAGTTTATTTAGGTGTTCGTATCCAGTGAATGGGCTCACAGTCATTAGCTCGGTAATAATAAGAAGAATGCTGTTATAGGAGATGCATTTTATAATTACGCTTTGGTGACCCTAGTTAAAGATGAGTTCGCTAATTTAACCGATGCTAAGAAGTTATATGCTTCCAACGTTTTCATGTAAGATAAATTCGATTAATTATACCTTGCATATCTTACAGTAGACGATAAAGTGGTTATGGGAAAGAGGAAAGCCGACTATTTCGAAGCCTATGTAGGTGCTCTATCGATGGTTGATATCAACGCTGCCTTTAGTTTCGTAGAAAAGGTAATTAGACTTATAGATTTGAAAACTGATTTAAAAATCCCCCCCCCTCCAATCAGAGATTATAAGTCGGACATCCATACTAAAGAGCTTGAAGTTCCGATATTAGGATCGGATCCTAAAACGTATATAGCACAAATGTGGCAATTCATTCACAAAGAATCTTTCAAGCCGGAAAACTTGATATACGATTAGGTAGACGATGTATTAAGTGGAAAGTTGTACCGAGACGGAATCGTGATATTAGAAGCTTAAGCGAAATTCTCAAGATGCCTTAAAGATACAAAGAAGTTGGTTAACGACAAGTTGGCCAGTATTTTACAATCCAATGGGTTTTAAGTACCTAAAAGCGCATAGTGGTAAGACGGAATTTTAGTCGAAGGCTCAGATTTATATTTGAAGAATTAAAAAGGAGAAATCGTATACCACGATGACCAAGTTGCCCCTCTAATGGATAAAATGGATTAACTTACCAGTTGGGTAACGAAAGGCGGCCTTAACGCTAAGATACGAGGCAAGAATAGCGTGAAGGAAATGTGCAATAAGATGCTTAAAGGATTTAGTGTGAAACACCTTAGTGAGTGGCACGAACCCGAACCTGGATTCAAAAAAGAAGTTTTTAAAGGAATCATCGAGGGTACTAGTTATACTAGAGATTTATACACTCTGAAAACCACATTCCTAAATTACTATGATCCGAATCTTGAAGATTAATGTATCGTAGAGTGGTTCTGTGCTATTCGAAATTAGTCCATTTTGGTCGGAAATAACCTTTTAAAGAGATATCGTTCAAATATACCTGCAAATAAGTTTAAAGTAGCATAAGAAATGATGGACAGTTAAGCATACAAACAAATTACTATGTTCTTAGACAATACCGATCAATATACTTTGGCAGTACTGAGTATAGAAGCACAAGATGAAATTCATTGTACGCATAAGAAGTTATTCTACTCAAATACAATGGGTGAAATCTATGAAGACAGAAAGTTGACAAGACGTGCCTTGGGGCATAAATATGAGAATTTAATCTATATCACGAAAGGCAACAACGGGTTGCACGCTTTATACACAGGAATGCTTAAGGTTAATTTGAAACCCACTGAGATGGAAGGTCTAATGGGAGAGAGTTATAAGAACACTAAAGATAGATACCATTAGCAAGTAACTTAATTCTAGTAATTTTTTAAAGCGAAACAAATCACGTAAGACGAATGTAAAGTCGAAGTGGATGGTGTGTGGTATGGAAGCGAGTTACGAACGAAGTATGCAGGCTTATTAGAATGTTATAGATAGATAGAAATTTCAGACAAAAGGATGGAAGAATGGTACATGTAATAGTGGCCTATGACACTGAAAATGACTGATGTAGGATATGAAGGAACGTACGGTCAACACAAAATTAGGGCTTCTACTATTTTAGATGTTTATAGACGATTGCTCCTTAGTCTTAAATAGTATAACTGGTTAATTTTCGATTTGAATAGAGACGGGAACTTTTAAGTATCATACGGGAAGGCTTGTGTAAATGGAGTGTCTTATGATTCTATAGAGTAAGCTTTACAGTTGAGGTTATTTGTCCCATCAAAATATTATAGGAAGGTAGAAGGCTTGACAGCACTCAGGTTTTTGTAAAGTAAACCTCAATATGGTGACCTAAATAAGGCATATAATGATAGGGGAGTGTTTAATAAGAAAATGTAAGCATACTAACTTACTCCCGCTTAAGGAATCGCAGCGATGGCTAAAGATTGTGGGGTTGGATTGTATTCAGATATCCCTGCTTATAACAATGGTGTTATATCAGAAAAGAACATAGCTATCATAGGAGGCTGTTTTTATATTAGTGACCCAGAGATAGATAAGTTGATAGCTGATTTCGCTACCAAGTACGGCGCAACTAGCGATCGTAGTGTTTTGTAATACAAGTGGACGAGAAATGGAGCTGCTTTAGTAAGAGAAACGGATCAGGAGAATAGTATCTGTGTAGGTGCTCAGCTTACCTTGAAATAATAAAAGTTAAAAGGAGGACTCGCTCATAAAATAATTAGAGGTGTAATTTGTTATTCCGACACAAACGGCTCATGTTTTGATTATAGCATTAATAGTTTCGATAATAATATGTTAGGTATCACATAGCTCACCAATCTGGATATATTGTAATAGATGAAGATATTAAAGAAGCATTATAAGAATTATGTATATTATGAAGACGGGTTTCCTTACAAAGGAAAGGCATTTAAACACATAGATTTATACGAAGGGGGTAAAGCTATAATACTAACGAAAGAAACTGAATTGCATTGTTATGTAACGTTTGGTGAGGAGCCACCATAAGATTACTTATATAGATTAAGTCAAAGAAACCCTACTAACAGGCTGCTCAGACTATTTATATTCCTAGCAATAATCTGTGTGACTTGGTCGAAAGGAATCAATTGTGTGCCATCTTGTGGTGTGTTAACCAAATAATGCGATAAAGCGGCCATAAGAGATTTGTAATTGAAGTGGCACCCAGATAAATAACAAGGAGAGATTGACTTAAAAAAAGCAGAGACTGTAAATATATGTATAGAAGCATGTAATCAATTGAAGAGACCGAGAGGGCGTATTCCTCACTTAGCACAGATGTTATTATAAACATAAGATTTAGTGGTATGCGATAGAGGCGTTATTGAATGCGAAGGCGTCTCATGTATGCATTACTTACCCGTATTAGATTCCCGTACCCTAATGTCCACGCTGTAGAATCATATATATAGTTTCAACTGGCCTACGGAAATGGAAGACCCTGCTTTCTTTGCAGGGCTATAGGATTTCCTGGAATGGGATGAAAAATTTTTTAGAATGTAGGATACTATGGATAAAGAGGCTATTGCTAAACACCTAGAATCAGGCAAAGTTAAGCACAATGTGTACGAGAAGAATATCAATCTAATGACCTAGAGTTATAATAATAGTAGATGGTGTTAAGGTGACGAGCATGGCGACCCTAATAGCGGTAAGAGTTGTATCTCTGTGGATAAAGCAATATATGACGAATTAGTGTGGTACACGTACTGGATATTTGTAGTTTTTTTAATCTCGAAGAATACTAGGTTATATTCAGTGATTCATTTAGCGGGCTATAGCATCATATATTGTTTTAACATTCATCAATATCAAGACTGGTTAGTGACTGTATATGTTGTTTCTTTGGCGTTATAGAATGGTAAGGAAATAAAAAGAATAACATACGTATACGTCTTGTCTATGGTACTATTACTCGGTTTCTTTGAGGCGCGATTATTAATATCAGTATTCTATTTCTTATACATGAGTGATTGGATGACCGTTTGTATGTTAGCGTTAAACACTTTCGTATGGGTTAAACCTATATTTGTAACATACGAGCTAATACAATAACTTAAGAAAGGCCCTAAGACTTACGCTGAGTGCATTTAATCCGTTTGTTTTATACATAATATAGGCGGATTGAGTATGTATTTTAAACATCAAAGTTGGAAATTGTTTGGAATGTAACGAGCAGCTAATATAAACCTCGTACATGGAAATGGGGGAAGAGGTAGAGGTGATGGAGGAGCTAGAGTCAGAGGTGGACCGTAAAGGGCAGGCTAACAATTTTAGGGGAATAGAAGATAACAGAATAGATAAAACGGATTTGGCTTATTAGATGATTAGAGAGGTAATCAAAGGAGGGTGTAAGGCAACCGAAATAGGATTGTAGTATAGGAAGAACCCGAAGAAGAAAAAGAAGATGATGGCGACATACCCCGTCAATAATAACGTAATCCGGACATGATCGTAGAGGCTGACTTACCTTAACCACCTGATGCTTTCGAGTTGAATGAAAGGAATTAAACTGAGAACCTGAAGAGAGAGATATTACGGATCACACCCACTAGATATATAAATGAGATAAGAGGGAGGAACAGGGAAAATGCGAAAATCGTTGATTGCGAATTAGAAGATAACTGTGTAAAACATGCTATAGTGTCACTAGTTTTTAAGACGGACATATAATATACGCTTGATGAACTGAATGCATTGTGGGACTTCTTATGGGTGCCTACATACCTATTAACTAATAGATATCATCCTGTAATCATAGATATTCCTCCTCTGGTAACTAAGAGGGAAATAGAAAAGCTAGTGTATGAGTTATAAGAATTTTTCCCCGGACTGTCTTTAGATGGACCCAAAACCCATAGAAATCAGGCATTAATATTTATTGAGTAAGAAGGTGTAGGACATGTGCAAGCATGGACCCCTTTTTATGGTGGGTTTTAATTCTAGGATATATTTGACAGTTGCGTAACTGCCCAGTAAATCAAAACCGAAAGAGCTAGACTAGCCGAATTGTAAAATGAATCAGCGCTAATAGAAAAAACAATATAGAAACCCACTTGTTATAGGTTAGGAAATGTCATGCTGGATGAATAAATGGACGATATTTTTTGGAATTGTGAGGATTGTAGGAGGTACTACAACCATCAGTTGAAATATAAGAGATTATAACAGAATAGAAATCGAGCCTTAGTGTTAGTATTCAAGTAACTAGTAGCCCATCTCGATATTAATCCGGATGTTCCAGAATAGTTTAGTTAGCCGGGCGATAAGACAGGTTTCTCGAACTTTAGCAATTGCGATGAGTTGGGTGATGGAGACACGATTATTATCATACAAGCTCCGCCTTGTTAATAACAGTTTGATCTATTATAAAAGGGTAGGGTAGTAGCTTAATATCAAAATTACCGAGATATAAATACTTATTAATATCCAAATCTACCCAAATCAGTATTAACTATTGGCTAAACTTGTTACAATATGCACGCGTTAATGTTAAATCCGGCAATCGTATCACCCTAGCCTATCTACACCTAATTTTCTTGTATGGCGTATACCATAGCTAGTATAAAGATGTTCGATAGCGATATATTCGTCAGCGTTTATACCCTAAGAGGAATGGGTAATCCGCATGTCAGGTGTCTACACCCTAGTTATGCCTAGTTAGATTATTTGCCCGTCACGGCGCAAGTCTATTAAAGAGATTCAGATGAGATGGGAGACTTCTACAGCGATAAGTTTAACATGTAATTTTTGCAAAAAACCTGGGATCAATTCGATGCAAAAATGTGGAGTGAACTGAATAACTATTTTATATGTCATACCATGATAGAATGGCAAAAGCCAGAGTAGAGAGAAAAACTTTTGTCATATGCAACTGGCCACTTGAGAACGCAAGGATTTGAAACAGCAAGTGCTAATTCCAAATAACAGTTGAGACTAGCTATCAACACTATGGCACGGATACAGTCTAGTGATACTCGCTTAAGGCCTTAACGTGACATGGTCAGTATGATTTTAATCACACCCATTTACTATTTATTACTTGAGGTTTTCGTTACATTTATCTTATGTGGTTTTCTAACTATGTTGAAAGTGTATGGGTACTACGGTTTAATCGCGTTGGCTGCGGAGGAAATACTTTATTTAAGAGGCTGGTAATTAATTCTGATAATTATAGCTTGGGCTGTTTTTTGCACTGAAAGTTCGAAGCATTGCGTATAACCGTGGATGTTGAGGGAAGGAAGACAAGTCTACTTAACTAGTTTTTGCATCCAATGCCTATTCGTACTACAGATATTGATAACTTATTCTGGATTTCCGCAATTAATATTGTTTGGTACTTGTAGAATTTTATTATTTTATGAGTTACCAAAGGCTAAGTATAGAAGATTTAGGAGAGTTGTCAGAGCCTTTTTTGATTATAGTTATGGTCGTTAGCCGGACATGCCTAATGCTGAAAGATGGTCTGGTTCCGATTCCACAGTGGGGTATTCTATATGTAATAAAATTAGTGACAATAGAAGAGTTGATTTCAATCACCATAATCTGATATCTTGCTAAATATTTGATAAGATAGGAAATAAGTTGCGAGACTAAAATTAAATAGACGCACTAACCTCAAGTATGTGTAGGTGTGAACCCACGTATATACAGAGTAGCGGGGTATACATCAAAGATAAAGATGAGAGGATGGTTTCTTATGACGGTAGGTGTATGAATAACGTGTTTGATGCGATGTTCGGTAGACAACTGGGAAGTTACCTGAAACCTGATCCCCGTATAGTACGAGGAGATTTTAGAAAATACGTCAGAAAACACTTATAACCCTACATAGATTCACTTAAGAGAGAGATTGATCGCAATAACTAATATAGTATTTATAAATACCTGTAACATATAAAAGACGTGGAACCTAAGAGGTACAAGCAACTGGTTAAGGCACACGATAATTTGATGCGTAACGGGGTAATCAATATGAAGTTGACAGGATTTGCAAAAACGGGAGAAACTTTTGAATCTAGGTTTGATTAACTGAGGGAGAAAAAGAATAGGGCTAGAATGATATTTGGTCCTTCTGACACTTTGAAATTAGTTGGAGGGCACATAGGATGGACCCTAATTCACGCTGGGAAAAAGGTAGGATTCACTAATATGATACACGGAATGAATACCGGGGACCTAGAGAACTACATCGAGTAATGTCTACAAGGATATAATGACGATTTGTTTGTAGTCGGTAATGACGGCATGAGCCACGATGCTCATTAATCAGGTGACCTCATAACTGAGGTGGATACGTTCGTTCTTAATCAATTGTAAAATGAGTTTAGATATTTTTATCCTAGGAATTGTTGGACGAGTTTATAAGAAGTGATGCTTACTTAAGACTTTAAGATACAGATATTATATAGGAGGAAAGAATGGAAATCTAGGAAACCAAAAGTGCTATTAACTGGTTAGTTGCGGGGTACAGTGTACTCGGGTCACCCTTTCCGAACCACATGGGGCAATTCTTTGAGGGTCGCTTGTTACATGGGATTCATATTGGGAGTAGATCCAATAAACTCCCCCCAGGGAAATAAAATACTAGTAGCTGGGGATGACGTGTTGCTCTTATTAGGGAAGAAAGGATTAGATAAATTTAATGAGAGGATATGGAATTATTATGCTTAAGATAAAAATCCTAGAGTGCACGGGTTAGGTTAAGCTGCTAAGTAGGTCAGTTATTCGACAGAGGGCGATATTGACTTCTTGAGTAAGAACGGATTTGTTAAGAAGAATTAGCTGGGAGAATGGAAGTGTAGTATATTTAGGCAAAAAGAACGAGCTGCTAGGTCAGGGGCCTATACTGATGGTAAACTAACTGCGGATGAGCACGCAGCAGCTAGGCGTAGAGATCTTGAGCAATGGGCGAAGATCCCCTTGTTCAATGAGATGTATTAAAATTTACCATAGACAGAAGGGTTCCTAAGTTTCAAAGGGAAGTTTCACGCTAATTATAGAAGGAAGGATATAGTAGGTATTTATTAATATTGTAAGTAGAAAAATATAGAAGAAAAAATATTCGGCGTACCCAGAAGTGGTATTTACGGATTATGAACAAGACTAATTATTTATGGATACATAATTGTTCTATTCTGGTGCGAATCAACTGTTGAATACAGTTGTCCTCAATCCAGAATCAAGAGGAAGCTCTTGGTTCGGCGAAAGTAGTAGCCCAACTTACTTATTATCATTACAATTACATTCAATAAATGCAGAAATATAACTATGGAATAATCCCAAGGAACTAAAAAGGATAACAAACCTAAATATGTTAATAAACACTAGCAATTAATACAAAATCTCAGATAATCTGGATCATAAGGTTTCTAGTAATAAAACAAATAATAATGGAATTAAATGTAGAGGTAGATATCGGTAATGCATTAGACTCTCAAGAAACTTTCCGCTCAATAAGATAAGATGAAGATCAATAACCCGAAAGCAATATTATAAGATTATAAAGATGGTCATCGATTTGAGTTTAAGCCTCAGCCAATAAACTTAGTGTTGTAAGGAGTGGGTATAAAATGCTTGAACTAGATGATGAAAGACCACTTGGGGATGAATTGGTATGATTTGAAGCTTGCTGATTAGAAGTATATAGCTACCATGATCCTGGCCGACGACTTAGGGAGTGCTTTAAGTATGGCGGGTTCGATGGCTATGAAATACGGTCCAACTATTATTGATGCGGTAAAATCACTGTGGACGAAGTATAGGAAGAAAGACAACCAATAAAAGAACGTGAATTTACCCGCCCGAGAATAGACGGGTTAAGAAAATAACTATACTGAATCTACCTATATAGATATACCGACGACAAACAGTATAGATACCGTAAACTGCAAGTCGATTTGGGCAGTGTTGGCCCCAGATTGTAGATACGTAGATAGATTTCCTATAGGGAATAATTTTACTAGGATGGCTCTGAAAACCTAGAAGATAGCATTGAAGACGGGAGTTTAAGGGTCAGGCTATTTATATACGTCTGCAACTAGTACGAACTTTAGCGCTAGGTGGGTCACTATGGGAGACATGTGGGATCCTGTCACCGGGGCAGTACCTAAGGAGAGAAAGACTTACGTAGCTCCAAACATAAACTGGAATGAAATTGGACGGATGAGGTTCCTAGGTTTGAGCATAGACTGTTAGCCTGTTAACTCTGATATGTTGAATCAAGGGACATATGTCATGGCCGCTTAAGCCACAGAAGGTTCAGGATCGATAGATAGGAACCATTTTGAGTAACCGAATTCGACCATCAACGAAGGGGCGTTAGAAGGGATGTCTATTTTTAAGTCTTGTAACTTTAAGTAGGCTAAGAACCAGAGAATGATCATACCGCCTGCTGGCTTTACTACTTGGGCTTTCAGTCCTGTGGGTGATAGCAACGAACTGGATTTAGAAAGATGGGGTTTCATTGGAGTAACTGGAGCTGCACCCCTAACATAAGTACTAAATGTCGTAGTAACTTGGGTCATCGAGTTTGTACCCGCAGATCTTCAGACGAACACAGTACCATTAGAACCACCACCCCAAGGACCGGCAACCGGAGCTGAATTATAGAATATCATTCAGAATTGTCCTGCTATAATGGTATAGTCTAGATGTGATATAGAGAACATTGTGAAGAACCATACACAAAAATGCAAGTATGGAGAATTAGACTAGTCACTAGTGATTATGTGATAATAACATCTATGACACATTATACCCTTTATTGTCCTAGTAAGATTTTCTGAAAGGATATATGTCGATATTGTTTTCTTTATTTATCGACTAAAACGTAAGTAGGCTGGATCCATCCTACTTATGGAACTCACAGCCTGTAAGATGGATCGGGAAGGTTCCCCCGCGAGAGAACCCCGTACGTAGGCTGGATCTATCCTGCGTATGTGACTCATAGCCTGTAAGATGGATCGGGGAGGTTCCCCCGTTTGAGAACCCCGAGAGATCCCCGGATGGGATTTCGCTGCTGAGATTGAGCACGCTCAGTGGTGTAACATGCTCCCCAACAACGAAGCTGTTAGTTGTTGGGAAAACAACAGCCGGCAGGGTGAATTAACGTAACCACCCCGTCCGTACAACGTTAGCTCACCTGGGTGCCTTTAAATCCCATAAGAGGTGTGCGGCCGAAATCACGGCTAAATTATTACCAGTAC